ATAAAACACGCCGATAGTTTTTTTGTGCAGGTGATTGACAACTGCAATAGTTAACCCATCAGCAAGCGACGGACTTGCAGATAGGGAGCAAAATGTTACAAACAACAGATACAAGGCAGGCAGCAATTGACCTGGCCGATCGTGGCTGGTCAGTTATGCCATTGTTACCAAACAGTAAAGAACCGCACTTTGACTTATGTCGCCGTGCCTACTTATCAGCAACCACCGACAAACAACTAATTAATTTTTGGTTTGACTTTGATGCCAATGTAAATCTAGGCATTGGGTGTTACCAATCAGGATTGGTTGTTTTTGATATTGACTATCGCAACGGTGGCGAATTTTTATCAATTTTTGAGCCAACTTATACGGTGCAGACTGGTGATGGTTTGCACTTATATTACAAGGCTGATCCAACTGATGTTTTTAGGGGTAAGTTGACTGATGGCATTGATATTAAATGGAAGGGTTATGTTGCAACTGCTCCATCAATGCATCCGTCAGGTGCAAGATATACAGTTATCGATGGCAGAGAGCCTGCCGTCTTGCCTAGCAGATTAAGGGAGTGGGCTACAAGATGAAAGAGCAATTGTTTTATATATTGTTAGGAAGTTTTTTTGGCGTAATGATTGGTTGGGTAATTTACGAATACATTCGTGAACAAGGATATCAATCAGGATATTGGGTTGGCCGCAAAGATGGTTATGACATGCACCGTCGATTGGTCCAATTAGATAAGAAGAATGAAGTGTTTGATTATGACAAGAACTGAAAAGTTATTTGATGAAGCCGTTGCACTCATTCATTCGAGAGGATCACAGTATGGTCATCCAATGCCTCAGCACTCGCGTATCGCTGAACTCTGGAGCGCATATCTTGGTTATCCAATTACACCAAATCAAGTTGCAATGGCAATGTGTTTGGTCAAAATCAGCAGATCAGTTGAAAGTCCAGAGGTTGATGATCACTACAAAGACGCACTTGCGTATATTGCAATTTCAAAAACCTGTCATGAAGCAATGCAGGATTCAAAGTTAGATTGGCAGGTATAAGATGGCTTTCAATTTAGATGATTACACTACGGTCCAGGAACGGATTGCCGAGTTCTGGGGAAAGTATGAAAATGGAGCGATACGAACAGAGGTTATCGAGGCCTCAAACACTCGATTCATTGTTGTTGCTAAATTATATAAAAACGCAACCGACGAAAAGCCGTTCTCTACGGGTCATGCTCAAGAGGTCATTAGCGATCGCGGTGTTAATCGTGATTTTGCCCTTGAAAATTGTGAAACGAGTGCAGTTGGAATTGCTGCAAAGTTTGCAAACATTGGCACGAAAAAGCATCTTGCATCTCGCGAAGAAATGGCAAAGGTTAATAAGGTAACTGAAACTAAAAGGGTTTACAGTCCACCCAACTCAAGATCAGCAATGGTTGAGCAAGCCTTAAGATCATCTTTTGATGAAGATGTAAAGAAGGCAGTAAATCCTGAACCAGTTGCATGGAGTGTTGGAGAAGTTGTTGATGCGATAGGTAGTTCAACACCGAATCCACCGCCTGAATGCGAGCATGGCATGATTTTGAAACAAGGTGTGAGCAAAACCAATAAACCCTATTATGGCTATGTTTGCAAAGGGTCCAATAAAGATCATGCTGTTTGGGCCAAGATGACCGCCAATGGTAATTGGTATTTTGCAGGGGGTGAGTAGTGGGGTATATAGCCTTCATAAATGGCAAGAATGTCCAGGTTGTAATTGATGATTCTGGCCCGCACCTAGTCGAATCAGTTATCAAATGCGAATTTTGCGGTGATGACCGAATCTTATCTGATGGCCGTTGCGTAACTTGTTGCCAATTAGATGACACCAAGATATGATTTTAAATGCGAGTTCTGCATGACGCAAGTGGAACTCGTTCTCGCAGTTGATCAGCAGGTGCCCAAGTGTGCTGGATGCATGGGGAAACTTGTGCGCCTCTGGTCAGCAGTTCCAATTCATTTTAAGGGTGATGGATGGGCAGGTAAATCATGATTGTTGATTTATCTAAAGATGAAGTTCGTATCTGCATCCAACTTGCAACTGAAAGATATCTTGCAAAATGGGATTCAGTTGATCGGCCTAATTATGCTGAAGGGAAGGCGCAGGGCAAACTAGAGCATGAATTATTGGCCAATATAAGGGCCAATGTATGCGAATGGGCAGCAGCCAAACTATTTCAATTATCCTGGAATGTGCCTTACTATCCTAATGAAGAACATTGGTGTCGTAAGGATTTGCCTGACATTGGCACAAATACAGAGGTTAGGTCAGTCAGGACTAACAACGCAATACCATTTTGGGAGAAGGACTTGGAGAAGATATTGGTTGCAACTAAATGCCTAGACTTAGAAAAGTTTTCTCAAGTCTTTGTGTTTGGTTATGCCTTACCTGGTGTTTATCAGTCTGATGAATACTTTGATGAATCTATTGCAGGTTGGAGAATCCCTCTTGATGACTTCCATTTTGAAGTTTAAATGTAACGGATGCGCTCGCAAAACTGAGTTTATCTGGTTATCTGACATTGATGTTCCTCAAGGTTTTGGCGTATATCAATGTAAAGAGTGCTCATGCGTGGGCACTAAGAACCTTGCTGAACAAATAAACAATGATGCTAAAGTTAATCGCTGCACCCAATGCGGTTCCTGGCAGTTTGAGGGGAAGGAATGCCACACATGCTTGATGCTAATTTGACAGGTGGTTACTTAGATAAATGGTTAGATGAGGATGATTACAGATACAGTTGCAAGTTCATTGTGATCTAAATCATAGTCCACATACTGAGATAATTAGGAAGGTTCCTTGTATATGATTTCAATACCCATGATAGGCTCTAGCCTTAGCATTTGGCCTAAAGCCAAAAATGCGAGCCGCGTAAGCGGATTGCTCGCAAGGTGCTGGCGAGTTGGGATCGCTCTATGTTTAGCAACATTTTGGAATTTAGATATAGCACAATCTCAAACAATCAAGGTTAATACATTAAAACAAATTACATTCCATCAATTGGATTATTCATTTGATCAATTCTATTGCGTTGATCAAATTGTATGGAAAGAATCGCGTTGGAATTACAAAGCGAAGAACCCTAAGTCAAGTGCATTTGGGTTGTTTCAGATATTAAAGTATAAAGAAACTGATCCAATTAAACAGATTAAAGATGGGCTTAAATATATTGAATATAGGTATCAAACCCCATGCCGTGCGCTCGCACATCATAACAAGAATGGATGGTATTGATGGCCAAGGCTGGTGTTGGAACCAGGACCTGGCGTAAGACAAGGGAACGAATACTTAGGCGAGATGGCTTTATCTGCCAGTATTGTGGACAAGAGGCTGATACAGTAGATCACATTATTCCAAGACGGTTGGGCGGTCCAGATAGTGATTCAAACCTTTGTGCCGCGTGTTCTCGTTGCAATTATTCAAAAGGGGGGCGCTTTTTTGTGAGTAATAGGACACCACCGCCTTCCGTTGTTCTTTCTAACCGACGAAATACTTCGATTGGGCACGATCCTTTTGAATCGAAATCGTTATGACTGAATCTGAAGGGATCGGATTAAATCTAATTAAATCGGAAATAGGGGGTGTTCAAACACCGCGTATTCATAGCCAACTCAATGATTTACCGTCAAAAGGGCATGAAATGATTGAGTTTGCGAAAGAGATCAACCTAAATCTTATGGAATGGCAAAAGTTCGTGTGCATTCATGGCCACAAAGTCAGACCAGACGGGAGATGGCACCATTCCGAATTGGGATTGATCATGGCTAGGCAGCAAGGCAAGTCAACTTTGATGATGCTTAGAATCTTAACTGGCATGTATATCTGGGGCGAAGGATTGCAATTGGCATCAGCCCATAGACTTACAACCTCACTTGAAACCTTTCGCCAGATAGTTACGCATATTGAACAGAATGACAAATTGGCATCCGAGGTTAAAAAGATAAGATGGCAACATGGCGCTGAAGAAATAGAACTCAAAGGTAATCGAAGATTCGTTGTAAAGGCTTCAAACAATGCAGCGCGAGGATTAAGCAAGCCTGAAACTATTCATTTAGACGAATTGAGAGAATACAAAGACGAAGAAGCCTGGTCATCAATGCGCTACTCAATGATGGCTGCTAAGAATCCTCAAGTTTGGATTTATAGTTCGGCAGGCGACCAACACTCGATAATTTTAAATAAACTTCGTGAACGCGCTCTTGCAGCGAGTGCGGGAACCTCAGACCCGATTGGTTGGTTTGAGTGGAGTGCAGAACCAGATGCGCCGATTACCCTTCCGTCAGGCGATATTAACTGGCGCGCATTCGCTCAATCCAACCCGTCGCTTGGCGTAACGATCCACCCCGATAACATTCGTGCGGTAATAAATGATCCTCAAGATATTGTTAGAACTGAAATCTTAGCCCAATGGGTTGACACAATTAACTCAGCAGTCGATGCGCAAAAGTGGGCACATTGTAAAATTGATCCAATTGCACTTGATCCAGAAAAGCCAACTTGGTTTGGTTTAGATTGTTCGCCAGATCGAAAACATGCTGCATTAGTTGCTGCCCAACGATTAGACGGTGAACGATTTAATATGGTTTTGCTTCATACTTGGTCAAATGATTATTCATTAAATGATTTTGCAATTGCTAATGACATTGCGCCTTATGTTCGTAAGTATCATGTTGAAACCGTTGCTTACAGCAAAAAAACAAGTCAGGCCATTGCCAGTCGATTGGTTCCAGCAGGAATACCAGTTACAGACATGGATGGTGCAATTTATACAGAATCGTGCGACAGATGGCTCGGGGCAATAAATAGCCATAGGCTTCAACACGGTGGGCAAGAAGAATTTACTCAACAAGTCTTATCAGCAGCAAGATTGCCTTACGGTGATGGAAGTTGGATTATTGGAAGAAGGGCTTCAAAAGTAGCAGTTTGCGCTGCCGTTGCCTCGGCTCTTGCAACTTACTTTGCAACTCAGACACAAACGGAAATAGACATACAAATCGCCTAAATGGTATAATCTTAGTCAATGGGATTATTCGATCGATTTACCACAAAACAAGCAATTGATCAAGTTGATGTTCAAGCATCCTTGGCGCCATACAATGCTCAACAATTATTAGGTGGATTTTTATTTTCAACTTCAACTGCATCAAGAGAACAATTTATGGCAGTTCCCGCTGGCGCTCGCGCAAGAAATATAATTTGTTCAACAGTTGGAAGTTTACCATTAGAACAATATAATCATTTTACTAATGAACATGTAAGACCGCAACGAGTAATTATGCAACCAGACCCAAGAGTTGCAGGTTCAGCGATTTATAGTTGGATGGCCGAAGATTTACTTTTAGGCGGAATCGCTTATGGAATGGTTCTTGAAAATTATTCTTTGACTGATGGATCAAGAATTAGATCATGGACAAGAATTGCACCAAATAGAGTTTTTGCAAGTTTAAATGCAAACTCAACTGAAATCGAGTATTACACCGTAGACGGTAAAAAAGTTCCACCGTTTGGTCCTGGAAGTTTAATTGTTTTTAACGGACTTGATGAAGGAATTTTGAATCGAGCAGGCAGAACAATTAAAGCCGCACTTGCATTAGAAAATGCAGCAGAACTTTATGCAAAAGAACCAATGCCTACAATGGCATTAAAAGCAAACGGCGCACCGCTAACTGCTGAAAGAATTTCAAAATTATTAGAACAATGGAAAGTTGCGCGAAATACACGGTCCACGGCATTTTTAAATTCTGATGTTGAATTACAAGCCGTTGGTTTCGATCCTGCTAAATTACAATTAAATGAAGCAAGACAATACCTGGCATTAGAGATTGCAAGAGCAGCAGGCATTCCTGCATCATTCGTATCTGCTGAAACTACTTCAATGACATATTCAAACATGACTGCCGAAAGAAAAGCACTTATTGATTTTTCATTGCGACCAATCTTAACTGCAATTGAACAAAGATTGTCAATGGCTGATTTTGTGCCAAACGGCATGGAAGTTAGATTTGACATTGATGACTTCTTGCGTGGTTCAGCATTAGAGCGAGCGCAAGTTTACGAAATACTAAACAGAATCGGCGCCATGAGCGTTGAACAAATCCAAGAGGAAGAAGACCTAATCCGATGAAAATAAACTTCCCAATTGAAATAACTGCTGCTGACACGAATAAGAGAACCATCTCAGGAAAAATTGTAACCTGGGAAGAACGCGGCTCAACTAGCGCTGGCGCAACGGTATTTGAAAAAGATTCAATTGATTTTAGCAAGCCAGTTAAATTATTACTTGAGCATGAAATTACCAAGCCGCTTGGCAAACTAATTGACATAACTGCAACAGATACAGGCTTGGAAGCGACCTTTCGTTTGGCTAAAACTTTTAGAGCGGATGACGCATTGGAAGAAGCCGCTACTGGATTACGCGACGGATTTTCAGTTGGCGTAAAAATTAACGAATGGAAAAATGAAGAAGGCGTGTTAAGAATTAAATCAAGCACACTTCAAGAAGTTTCATTGGTAACTCAACCAGCAATTGATTCAGCCCGTGTTGCTGAAGTTGCAGCAAGTGAAACACCAGAAAATTCCGAAGCAACCGCTACGGATGAACAACCAAAGGAGCAACAAGTGTCAGAAGTAAATTCTGAGGCCCCTATCGCCACCGAAGCGGTAGAAGCGGCACAAGCACCAGTTGTTACAGCATCAACATTCATGGCTTACACAAAGCCACGCGTTGACACAAATGTAACTGCTGGCCAATATGTATCAGCACAAATTCGAGCAATCCAAGGTGATACTGATGCCCGCGATCTAGTCGCAGCATTACAGATTGCAACTGTTTCTGAGAATACAGGAATGGTTCCACCAAACTATTTACGCGACATTATCGGCGTAATTGATTCAAGCCGTCCGTTCATTGATTCAATTGAGCGCGCACCACTACCAGCAACAGGAATGAAAATCTTTACTCCTAAGTTGGGAACACAAGCAACAGTTGCACTAACTGCTGAAGGCAATGAGTATTCTTCAACAGATACAACAGTA